CAACATGGATGATGCTGTTTGGTGTGTGGAAAAGTATGGCTTGCCCACTATGATCAGTTTTGACCATGACTTGGCAGACGAACATTACGGAAAAGACACAGGTGAGAAAACTGGCTACACCTTTGCCAAATGGTTCTGCGACTATGTGATGGACAATGATCTAAATTTGCCAGTGGGATTTGGATATCATGTGCATAGCATGAATCCTGTAGGAGCAGAAAACATTCGAAGGTATATGGATAACTTTCTCAAAGCGTGGAGAGAAGTGAAAGGCACCTAATGGGTGCCTTTCTTGTTTTAAACCTGATCTAGTTATGCGATGCCAGACTGGCATCGCCTGTTAATTATATTATGAAGCACGCCCCAGTTAGTGTAACGCTAGCTGGGGTTAATCTTTTTCAATTCTAAAATTCTACATTCTCATATGCTTCTTCTGGATTAATAATAGAACGATTTATTAAAGGATCTGAAGGAATCAACAGAGTTTTTGAAACAGACTGCTTAAGATTTGCTTGAATACTTTCATAAGTACCCCAATAGGTATTCGAAGCGGTATCTCTCGGTGGTAGATACTGATACGTGTTATATCCAGCGGCTTCTGCTATAGAATAAATGTCACTTCTAGATATTACTCTATCCCAAATTGCAAAGTGTCCTAAACTTATATTAAATCCAGGCCTATCATCCCAGATAGTATTGATGTAAAAGGTACTTGCATCACTGCCGCCATTAGGATATCCATCATCAAGATAACTTGTGAATCTTAGAGTACCATTAACATATACTCTTTCTTTAAGAATGTTTGTAATCTCATCCGGACCTCTTGTGATAGCTATATGATACACAGTGTTTGATGAATAAAAGTTTCCTGGAAATATTAATCCATAATCAGCTGTTTTATCAACACCATTTCCTCTTTCAAACAAAGTAGAGATCCATCTATTAGGAAAAGTAAATCTAACTGATGCCTGGACGTTAACCGTAGATGATTCTCCAGAAGCTCCTAAATTAAATATGTATGGTGCTGAAGTATAATCACTAAAGTCTGCTTTTATTTTCATCAAAAAACTAGTAGACATCGGTTCAACAGGAACTGAAAAGTTTCCACGTGAAGCAGTTCCCTTTCCATCTGTACCAAATGTGATAAATCTTGCAGCATCACCGATGATTAATTCATCATCGGCCAATGTATACGTACCAGATAAAGAAATTGCTCCAGTTGTAGCAGTACCATTCTGAGGAATTGTTGTACCGCTTGTTTGGTTCATTTTCCAGTATATTTCTGGACTTAAACTGTTTATAGTAGATTCTACCAAAGCATTAGATGGCATAATTTATCCTGTCTGCATAGCAACACCGAATCCGGTGCCACAATGGAAAAATGTATAGGAATCTCCGTTTACGTCAATGTTATCACCGGTCGTTGCAATATCTGGAGCAGTCCAGTATATCGGAACAACACCTGTTATAAACTGAACAGGGTAGCCTAAACTTCCCATGTGTACAAAAACAGGAGATACCTGATATCTAGGAAGCCCTTGTGTATTAATAGATGTTTGTCTTGCTGTAATTGTAGACTGTGCAAAGTATCCAGTGTTCAAAAGCATTCCTGATGTAGGATCGTGTACACCAGTGTTCACGCCAGTGTTTACGTTATACACGTTGAACGCTGCTGCCATAATAGAGTTGTCTTGGGTTATAGTGTAGCTTGTTGGTGCAAGAGCGTTCTGTCTTGTGACGATGCTGGAGTTACAATGATTGTATTGAACAAAAGGAGCTGTGCCATAGAATGTATGTACGTCAGTCTGCGATGTTTCCCAAATAGCAGACAAACCTCTCTGTTCATTTATGAGTGTTATATGTCTTTCGTTTGCGATCAAATGAATAATATCACCGGCAGCGCAACGAGTGCTGAGGTTTGTCCCTTCATTAACGGTTTCGGTACTTGCCCAAAAGCCACGTGGGCCTTCATTTGTTAACACTCCTTGGTCTGTTGCACCAGAAGCACCAGTTAGAGCAAAGTGTGTGCTGGTGGTAACACTGTTTCTCCAAACAATATTAAGAGCTGCATACTTATAAACATTGGAATCGTATTCTGTTGGCGCACTAAAAACCAAATTGAAGTGAGTGTTGGTTGTTGGCAGTGCTGCACCTGCGGCTGCGATCGAAGGTCTATCGTCAGCGTTGACGCTACCAACATAAGTCCATCCAGCTGGAGTATCATCAACAATAATCGAAGAAACGGCACTAAACGCTTCTAATAACGCTGTAGACGGAGTTGCACTGGTAATTAGTCTTCCAATATCTCTCATGGCTCTGTATGCCATAATTGACGACCCACCTACAACCAGTTTTGCGTACATGTTATTCTCCGATACTTTCTGTAGGATTGTGGAACAAACCGATTTCTTGATGATTTGGATTCACTTCACATATAAAGTATATGTCTTTTTCATTTATGACATAGTTGTAGCTTAACGATTGTGAAAATAGTATGTTTTCCAAATCAGATCTCTTTCCATAATAACGGTATATAGGTCTATCTCCAAATATATTTATTAGTTCTTCTAACGACATTTTTTTATCCTGTTAATGAATATATTTATTAGTTCTTTGGTGACTGTTTTATCCAAAGAATGATGTTGTTACTGTAAGCCCGTTTCCGGGCTTTGATGAACCTATAGCTGTAACATCATAGAATAAAGAATCTGTCGCTGTTATAGAAAAGGAAACAGAAGTTGATGAAGTTGTAGACCCTGTATTCAAAGAAAACGTTCCTAGTGTTGATTCTGCTCCGGCTGCTGTTACTTTTCTCAATCTAACAGTTATATTACTTCCTGTTGGTGCTGCTGTAATTCCTATACGCCCTGATCTATCAAGCACAGTTAGAGAAATATTGTTAATGAGAACATTTCTACCAAAAGTAATAGGTTTATTTCCATTTACAATAACAATGTTTCTTCCTGGGGCTGTGATAGCGGTTTTTAATATTTTAGGCGATACACCTGCAGAAATATTAGCATTTGTAGCATTCGCTACATCAGTAACATTTGAATACACTGTGCCAGTTGTATTGTCTATAATAAACTTTCTTGTTCTTCTAGCCATAATTAAACCTCAATAGTCTGTACAACAGCACGCCAGTTAATGGTATGTCCTGATACACCTGTTACATAAACGTTTACTGAATTGTTGGTATCGTCTGCTCTAACGTCTACTAGATATCCAGCATTGGTTCTTGCTACCACAACTTCGTAGACAGATCCAATATCCGACACTGTTCCGCTACTGTTTGCTGCTACACCTCTAATTTCAAACATAGCATAATCGCCTGCACTATCGGTTCTTCTTGCTGCAATATTTACAATGTAATTCACGGACTTGTTTGTAGCAACTGGGATTCGAGTCGACCCACCTACAAGAATCTCTGTTTCAGTTGCGTTAGAGGTAGTTCCTGTTAAAACATATTCATTTGAGAAACTACTAGAACCTGATGCTTCTGGTCCAGATCCATAACCATACAACGCAGCACTAAACCAAGTCCCGGCGGTTGATGGATTGATATCCTGAGATGTTGGATTGGCTGTATATGCTGTTACTTCAACATAGTCAGTTGATCCGTTAAAATATGCTATGGTAGATAAGTTTAAGAATTCTCCAACTGTTGAATTATTAACAGGCGTTTGCGTGATGGCAAGTTGGGAATTGCCATTCTTTCTTAGCTGTAAATTGGTTTGATTGTTATTGATAGAACCAGCGCCCCACCAAATCTGGGCACTCATTGAGTAATAACCTGCTATGGTTGGTTGGAATTTGTTAGATGTCCACCAACCTTGAGGATCAAAATCATCAACTAAAGTTACAACAGTATCTGTTCCGTTAGGAATGGTTTGTACCGTTGATCCATTTTTTGCTGCTCTAACTACATAGTCACCAGCTGTTATACCAGAGCCACCGGTTGCGTCTTGAAATGAAAATCCACCCGAACCATCAGTTGTTAAAACCTGTCCATTGGTTCCGTCTGTGATTCCAAGGTCGGTAAGATCGTCAGGTATAGCGGGTGTATCTGTTACGTTATTATAACTAACTGTTCCTGTCCACGCTGTGTTCTGTAAAGAGCCATCAGGAAACTCGATATAACTACCAGGACCGCCTACATCAGTATTACTAAAAAATCTCCAGGTCTGTATATTGCCGTTTGCAGGGCGTCCTAAACCTGATATTGTAAAAAAATTACCTCCAGTAGTACTGTTAATAGTCAATCCATTAAGTGTTCCTACAGATGTTAAACTACTGGCTGTAACTCCACTGGCCAATGTCGAACTTGTTAGTGTGTCAGCGGCGGCTGTGACTGTGCCACTTGCTCCCAGTGCAATGCTGGTGCCGTTTACAGTAATACTACTATTAGTTAATTTGTTGTTGGCAATACTACCGGCAAGCATTGTGTTGGTTACTGTACCCGTATCACCGGTTGTTACAACGCCAGTGATAGTCCCACCTAGACTTACTGCGGTGCTGTTTATTGTAATCGAACTATTTGCTAACTTGTTATTGGCGATACTGCCAGCCAGCATGGTGTTGGTTACAGTTCCAGTGTCGGTTGTGTAAACACCATTGGTTACAGTTGCGGCATTACCTGCGATGTTCAGTGCCGGTGTAAATGTAAACACACCACTTGAATAACTTAGACTACCACCACTGCCGCTGGCTGAGGCATTAGCAGCACTAAACAATGCTCTTGCGGCATTAGTTGAGTAGGCAGTGGTTTGAGCAGTTGAGTCAGGAAAAAATAATGTGCCACCTTGTGTAAAAGCCCAAGTTCTAGTGGTTCCGTCAGCGTTGGTCCTTATATCAAAACCTCTATCTGTAGAAAGAATAGCACCAACATTATTGATTATTTCCAGATAGTTGCTGCCGCTAAGATCTGGAAACAGTGATATATTGTTGGCAGCGGACCAAATGTAGGCCGTGCCTCCAGGTAAATCTACCTTGTTGGCTCCGTTGAGAGACAGTGTGTCACTGCCATTGGTCAGTGAACTTACTGTGGTCAGGTATCCGCTATCGTTGGTCAGTTGGCTTACCGCTGTGGGTATTGTTGGCTTGTTGGTTAAATCAGTGTAACTACCCGAGAATAGTGTGGGCTTGTTAGACAAATCATTATAACTGATGGTACCTACTGTGGTCAAGTATCCAGCACTGGCATGGTTGCCCCAACCGTAGGCTGTGTCCCAGTTAGAAATCTTGGTGTTGGTTACATTGTTGGCTGGATGTGCTAGGAACACAGGATCTGTTTCTGTGTAACTGGTGATGTATCCTCTAGTGGTTACATAAGTTTGTGTAGCATAACCCGATAAGGCACTTGATGTTATAAACCCAACATCGTTAGTAAAATCGCTGAGCAAAGTAGGGGGATTCGATATACTTGAATAGTTTATAAGCCCAACGCTGATTTGTTGATTATCGATAACTATTGTTTGGCCGTCAATCTTAACGCCACCTTTGACCGTTGTACTTGCTGTTGGTAAGGTATAGGAGCCTCCTCCTCCACCTCCAACAATTACACCGCCAGCCGTCTCGCCGTCACCTACTCGTATGGTATTAGAATCTGAATCATACCAAAGACGCCCAGTCTCACCTACACGAGTCTGTCCGTCGGTATAATTTCTTCGTTGTGTTCTAAAGTCTTGGGTGAATGGCATGTTACTATTACTTTATTTTATAATATTTATCGTAACATGTTATTCCCTGCCAATGTCATCTGGTGCAATAATTTTTGAAATTACAGGCGATTTCTTTCCCAGAGCGGCTTTTGCAAGTTCTAATTCTTGTGTTTGTGGCGGTAACCATACCGGATTTTGATCTAGTTCACTTGTATCATGCATAGGGTCTGAAGTATTAGATTTGTTGTCTAATGCATCAACTACATCGGCTATTGTTCGTAAAAAATCTGAAGCTCTCATATCATTATTTATCACCAACATAAAAAATAAATTGTTTGACAAAATTCGTAGAACATGCTAGCTTAAATTTGTAACGAAACAAAGAGGTATAAAGATGCGTAAACTTGCTTCAATCCGACGCATTGCTAACATTCTGCCTATTGAGGGCGCCGACGCTATTGAAGTAGCTGTTGTTGACGGCTGGAAAGTTGTCATTAAAAAAGGTGAATTCGCTGTTGGTGATAGTGCTATCTATCTTGAAATTGATAGCTGGGTTCCACATGAGATTGCTCCGTTCCTTAGCAAGGGCCGTGATCCCCGTGAATACAACGGTGTGAAAGGCGAACGCCTTCGCACTATCAAGCTTCGTGGACAAGTTTCGCAAGGTTTACTTCTGAACTACTGGGACTTTCCAGAAGTTGTCGCTGCATTTCACAAGACTCGTGTAGTTGATCCTAACGATACTGACAGTAACTTTGACGTCACTGATATCCTCGGTATCCAAAAGTGGGAAGCTGAAATTCCCGCTCAACTGCAAGGCCAAGCTGTCGGCTCGTTCCCAACTTTGTTGATCCCTAAGACCGATCAAGAACGGATTCAAAACTGCTTTGGCGAGATCCAAAAGCGGGCCAAGCGGTTCGCTACTGAAAAGGTGTGGAACGCTGAAACTCAGACTCTTGAAGAGCATCCAGTTGTTCTGCCGGAAGACTTTGAAGAACCAACCTACGAAGTCACTATGAAGCTGGATGGCTCAAGCTGCACAATCTTCCGTTGGGAAGGCGAACTTCGTGTTTGCAGTCGTAACCTTGAACTTAAGATCAACGATGAGAACCGAGACAACACCTTTGTTGCGATGGCGCTCAAACTTGGCGAGCGCATCCCGAATGGTGTAGCTGTTCAAGGTGAACTGATGGGACCGGGTATTCAAGGTAACCGAGAAGGGTTTACTGAGCATAAATTCTTTGTGTTCGACATCTTTGATATTGATCGGCATACCTACATCAATGCCCTTGATCGTAGTGTGGCGTGTAAGTCTTGGGGGTTTGATCATGTTCCGGTTATCACCACCGATGCTAACGCACCTAGCAGCGTTGAAGAAGGTCTAGCCCTTGCAGAAGGACCGAGCATCAATCACAAGATTCGTGAAGGTCTTGTCTGGAAATGCAATGAAGATCCTAGTTTTAGTTTTAAAACGATTAGCAACCAATTCTTGCTAAAAGGAGGCGAATAATGACTGACAAAGAAATGTTGGCAATGGCAACCTGTTTTCAAATCGCAGAAGATGTGTTTGTAGAAAAGCGTGGTGAAGGAAAGTGGTGTGTTCAAGTGTTTGGTGGCACAGTGCTTGACCGTGATCTAAATCGTCACTACGAGCCAATGCCTAGTAGCAGAACTGAAGAGTTTATTGCTGCTACACGCTTCACACTAGACGAAGCGTTCGATATTGCTAAAAAGTTTAACGAACGTGAGTGACTTAATTAAAAACGCAAGAGTACATGCTTCTAACTTAGGCAAGAGCGAACTTAAAGCTGTTGCTACAAATGAAAACTTGCAAGAACTGTTTAAACAAAAACAAGCACTAACTGCAGAGATGAATCAAGCAAAACGAATTGCTGCAGATGAAGCTGCAAAGCCTTACTTAGACGCAATATATGAAGTAGATCAAACTTACTCGATGTTGCTTAAAATCATATCATCCACAAACTAAGGTAACCAAATGTCGAATATCAAGATCCCAGCAAAACACTATGTAGGCATGGTCAAGCGATCAACGGAAAAGATTCCACTTGGATTTATTACTCCGTGGGGCGAAGATGCTGCTGCCAAAAAACGTATGACAACTGTAGACAATTGGTCACGTCAGGGGCGTAACACTAAATCTCTAGAACCGATGATTATCGAGAATGTGCCGATGAACGGTTTTAAAATGACCACTGATATTCGTAGTAGTAGCTATTGTGGATCTGATAAATGGCGTATTGAAGATCCACGTGGATTTGAACTCGAAATCACTAGTCCTAATCTTGCACAACTTCTTACTGTTGGTATGATTGATCGTGGCGAAATTATGGATACGTGTGTCTGGGCTCGGGAGGGTCAACAAAACGTATTGCTCAGTACTTCAACTGAAGAATATAAGTCGGCAGTAAAAAACACCGAAGTTGCTGCTATGACTGCTGATTGGAGAAATGTCAAGATTGGCAATACTGTTCTGCTACAAAATAATGTCACTGGTGTTTGGCTGGGACGCATGTTTGGTGTGAAAGTCGAAACATATTATCGTGACGATGAAAAACGCAAAAAGAATAGCATTACAATTACTGACAAGTCTATGCATGTGATTTATATTGATAAGGCTGATAAGCATACACTGTTGTTAATTAATTCGCCAAAACTTGCCGCCATTACAGATACATCAACTAAGACTGAAACCGAAGCTGAAACACTAGTTAACAAACTTCTCACTGACAGCACTTGCAATGTAGAAGGTAATGGTTATCGTCATTACATTGCACTAACTATCGGTGCTCCTAAGATTGGAGAAACTGCTAAACTATCTCTAAAACCAGTGCAAGTGTCTAGTGCAGAAGTTCTTGAAACATTAACTTCTTACCGAAGCCGTCATCAAGTTTACATGAAAGGCGGCAGTCAACATCTATACAAAGTTACTGCTAGTAAAAATTATCATAAAAATACCACAGTATTTACTTGTAGTGCATATTCTATGCCGCTGTTTGAAGATCATCAACTTGTCCCGATTGGCGGTATGAAGGGCAACAATAACTATTGGAATCGTTACGAAGTTTGGCAACAAAATTCACACGAATATGATTTTAACGCAACACACGAATTTTTTGCAGCGGTACTAACTATCAACACTAAGTCTGGTAGCACAATCGAAACATATCTGAGGTAATCAATATGATTGAATGTTTAATTCTAGGTGATAGCATCGCAGTAGGTATTGGTCAAATGCGACCCGAGTGCGTTGTTGTAGCAAAAGTAGGAATCAACTCTGAGGACTATGCAAATGGCCTATACCGTCATTTTGAAGTAGTACCTGCTAAAAAGACGATTATCAGTCTTGGATCTAATGATGCGTATGTGGAATCCTATGGTCCTATGCTTGCATTGCGTGAATTTATTAAAGGCGAAGTTATTTGGATTCTCAGTTCAAATAATGAAGAGTCGAGATTTGCTGCACTTACTATTGCTAAACATTTTGGCGACGGTGTTGTAGATACTAGAGCTTACCCAATGAGCAAAGATAAGGTACATCCGACTACCACTGGCTACAAACTAATTGCCTCAGAAGCAATTGATCCACAATAAGTGAAATTATAATGAATTTTGATTGTTATAAAGATGCTGCAGATTATCAACTGCGAGAATGGGCAGAAGGCCGTCCTTGGCATAACCCCTGGTCACCCGGTGCAACTGAACCAGACTATAGCACATACGGTGGCGAATGTTGCCCAGACTTTTCTTGTTGTGCGCCTGCAATGATTTGGGCTAAAGAAAGGCGCTATGCATTTGTCGCTGCA